TCAAACATACTAAAGTCTATGTTTGCGCCTTTGCTTTGTAAGAATAGTTTGAACTCTTTGTTGAAGTCTTCTTCAACCATGGATTGCAAACGTTCGCAATATTTGTTGAAGCGTAGTTCTTGTATATAGGCAGTACCCACACGTCCATCATTATACTGTGAAGCGCCGTCATCTGCTCCAGTTGGTAAGTACGAACTTGGGATACGTAAGCCGCGTACCAACTTATTAGTAAAGTATCTAAGGTCATCAATCTCTCCTAGGTTAGTACCGCCTGGTAGAGTCTCAACTTTTGATCCACGCCCTTCAGCAGTTTGTGGAAAGAAGTAATCTTCGTTGATTGACAGTGGATTATATGAACTGTCTATAACATTTGTGCCACCACCTGTCTTGGATGGGATTCGTCTTTGATGTATTTCCGTTTTTACACGCTCCACAAACTGCATAGCAAGGTGTGAAGGCATATTGCCCACATCAACGTAGAATACTCTGCGCTCTGGCGCACGTTGGACACGATAGATAATAATCGCATCTTCTAATAATTCTTTTTGCTTGTATACTTTAAAAATACTTTCTAGTAGGCTGTTACCAAATGGATAGTTTTGATCAAGTCCTTCACTCATGCTCAAATGCAATACGTGATTAGCATCTACATAAGTTTCGTCGTGTTCTTGTGCAAATCTACTGGTGTTACCACTTGGTGTATGATTGCCACCAGTCATACCTTGTTGTTTAACTTGCTGATAACCGTTGGTGCCACCTGGACCGTAACTGTTTTGTGTGTTAAGCGGTGTTGCTTCTAATGCTTCAAATGCAAAGTTTAGATTTTTAACAACATACTGCTCAGGCTTTTTGCCTTCGCTTTCGTTTACAATAATTTTTGTAACTTGGCTAGGATCTACATGGAACAATTTTTGTGTTTCTGGATCACGGATAAAGAATTGATCGCCATATTTGAATGCATTGCGGATAGTTCTAAACATACGTGTTTCAAACTTGTTTAGTTTGCACCACTGCTGCAAATATTGTCCAATAACCTGTATTTCACTGTTAGTAGGATTGCCTTTAAAATCTAATTTAAAATGTGTATCGTTTGATTTATTTTTTTGTGTGCAAAATTCTGCAAGTATATCTAGTGCAGCATTAACTTCTGAATCACTGTCCATTGTGTTGTATTGATTGTAACGTTCAATACGATTAGGTGATCCAACATATACGTCTGGAAGGTGTGAGGAATAGTTAGCAGCAGCAGGGCCAACGCCGTTGTTACCTTTTAAACTAAATGGTGAATATCCACCATTTCTATTATCCGCAGTTGGAACTGGAGTAAAATATTTCTTCCAACTCATTTATACACCTCTCAACATATTCCCAGTTAATCCTTTAGTGGCTTTCATTGTTTGTCGTTGTGTTCCGACTGCCATGTTTTCAACTTGTATTAGTTGACCTAAAAGACTAATCATTGTGTCTAATTTTTTATTGCTTTCCATATTATACATATTAGGTTCGCTACTAGTACTTATGTTATTTTCCATATTAGAACTTACTTCTTGAACATTTGTATCTAATGTTCTTATGCTTTTCATAAGTGTTTGCATTGCACCCATACTATTTTTTGCACTCATTATATTTGCAGGACCTGTGACAAATTCTGGACCTGCTTCTCCTACCATTCCAAAACCTCCAGCAGGAATATTACCACCATCTGCAAATCCACCACTGAATGTACCCATGCCTGCTCTTGCTCTATTGTACGCATCAATTTTGGTCATAGTAAATTCTTGAGCTTCGGCTAATCTTTCAACTGCTAAAGCAGCTTTTTCTGCTGCTTCTTTTGCTGCTCGCATTGGAGGATCCATGTCGTCAAAGCCTTGACTTGTAAGTTCTGCTACCTTAGCATTTGCTTTAGCTAATCTGTCTTCTGCTGTTGATATAGAGCTAACAGTTTTTTCTGTTGATTTTTTTAATTCTTCTTCTGTTTTTTCTTGTGTTTCTTCAGCACTTTCTCGTATTCCACTTTCCACTTTTGGACCTAGTTGGTCTATACTACGAGTAGTTTCAGTTTGTGCTTCTGCAAGTGCATCAGTGCGATCAGCTGCATTAAATAAATTATTCACACCAGTAGTAATACCATCTGCAATTTCTTTAGCAGAAGGCATTGCAGCTTGCATTTTTTCCAAACCTGCAATAGCAACATTTTCAATGTGTGGAATAGTTTCTTCCATAACCTGCGATGTTAATTTACGCAGATTTTCTTGCACTTTCATTGTTTCATCAAACACACCAGTTACTTGCTCCATTTGAGTAAGTTGTTGTTCTTGAATTTGAGCACGTATTTCTTTTTCTGCTTGTTGAGCAGTCATTGTGTCGTCTTTAGTAGAATCAATTGAATTTTTGTAATCGATTGCTGCGCCACTGGCTTTAGCAAAAGCATCAGAAACACCAGTCACACTTCCTAAAATAGCAGTGTTCCTAAATTCTTCAGTGTCTTGAAAGTCTACTGCTAATCCAGTTGCAGTGCGTAAACTCTCTTGGAATGCTGTAATATCGCCTCTGTTGAATTGAGCAGCCGCATTGTATAATTCATCAGCGCCGTCTCCCATAGCGAGCATAGCATTGCGAGCACCTTCTGTGGTAGGAGCACCTCTTAATGCAATATCAACAAATGCATCAGCAGCATCTTGTCCTAGTTTTGCTTGTAGTTCTGTAAGTTGTGCAGTAAATGCAGCTTGTTCATCAGCGTTCTTGCCCATTAAGAATGCATTAATATCACCTTGACGTCTTCTTGCTCTCATTTCATCAGCAAGTTCTTGTCTTTGTTTTCCAGTTAATTTAGATAATCCATCTAATTCTACCATTAGAGCTTTTGCACTGACTGCTTGCTGTGCTAATGTTTGTCTTTCTTCGTTAGCATTGGCTCGTGTAATTTCGCCAAACAAAGCAAGTCCTTCGTTGATATCTTTAGTAGTGTATCCTAATCTACGTAGTTCCATTCCAAGTTCAGCACTGTCTAATACAGTGTTACTTAGAGCTTTGAAACGTGCCATAGCTTCGTCAGTAGTACCACCAAATGCTCTTAAACCTTTTGCATTTTCTCTTAGGAAGCCAGTCATATCTTCAACTGTCATTCCTAATTCAGCAGCAGCTACTTTGATATCTTTTATTTCTTTGCCAAACGTAGCACCGATGCCTGTGAGAGCTTGATATTCTGCTAGGCTTGCTTCAGCAAATTGTGTTAAACCATTTACAACTTTACCAAGTGCTCCGCCTAGTTTGCCAAAAGCATCAGTGTTTTCTGCTAATGCACCACTGTATGCACTAAGTTGTTGTTGTCCAGTAAGTAGGGCTCCACCTAAACCTATAGCGGTTTTTGCGGTTCCACCTAAGGCTTTGGTTAATGTATCTAGACTTGAGCCGAATAAACTTGCTGCTCTACTTTCTTCTGCCAAAAATAAAACTCCTACTTAATGATTAAATAAATATGCTATAGTATTTACCTAATAGGAAAACCTCATGGAAAACAAAAAAAGTCCTTTGCAGAAATTTCAGCGACAACCTAAGTTGTACATTGATTTACCTAGTAATGGAAAATGGTACAATGAAAATATAATTGCAGATGGTACATCAACGTCTTTGGCAGTTTTTAGTATGACAGCCAATGATGAAATAGCTTTTAAAACACCTGATGCGTTAGTCAATGGCGAAGCCACTGCTAATAACATGAAAAGTTGTATTCCTAGTATTCTTGATCCTTGGAATATTAGGACAGTTGATATTGATAGCATTTTGATTGCTATAAGAATAGCTACATATGGACAACAAATGACTGTAAACACTGTTTGTAAAAAATGCAGTGAAGATAATGCATATGAAATTGATTTGCAAAAATATTTAGATTATTATGTTACAAAAACCTATAATGATACTGTTGAATATGAAAATTTTATTGTAAAACTGCAACCTTTGACTTATAGACAATGGACAGAAGTACAAAAGAAACAAACTAGTTTTCAAAGGGCATTAAACTTACAAATTCCTTTGATTGAAGATGAAGCAAAAAAAGAAGAAGCTATTGAAAGTATTATTGCACAAATAAATGAATTGACAATTATGAGTATTATTAATCAAGTCAAGAGCATAGAAGTTGACGGTGAAATTGAAACAGATCCTCAAGAAATTGTAAACTTTTTAGCATCTGGTCAAGACGTAAAGTTTTTTCATCATGTAAAAAGTGTTATCGAAAGCAACATTACAAACTGGAGTTTACCAACAGAAGACATTGAATGCGATAAATGCAATCACAAAGACAAACTTAGAGTAAGTTTAGATACATCGGATTTTTTCGTTACAGGCTAGCGAAGTTAGATGATACAGCGATTATTTCGCTAGCCGATGAAATGGAAAATGAAATTAAAAGTATCAAAGAAGGTTGTTATCGTTTGTCTTGGTATATGCGTGGTGGCGTAACCATTGAGCAACTACTTTATGATACAGATTTAGAAGATCATGAAATTATGAGTAAAATCATAAAGGATAATATAGAAAATACTAAAAACAGTAAATTACCACTGCTTTAATTATTGTCCTGGTCTAAATCCCGGGGCGCCACTGTTCACACTTGGCTCAGGTTCTTGTGAATTTGGCATTTCGGGAACATCTTCTATACTTAGAGCAGCTTTTAATAAATCTTCTCTTTTTTGTTCACTGATATACGGAACCAGTCTAGTGTCTTCACCTTCCGGAAACAACAATGCACCAAAAACATTTTTTGCCCATTCACTGTTTCCATAATACTCTCCAGATACACCGCCGATAGTTTTCTTTTCAGTAGTGAGTGCATCTTTCAAAAATCCTGTGCCAAACTTTCCATCAAACTGCTGATCTAAATCTCCCAATACATCGTTTACAAATGCACCTACGTTACCAAGATATTCACCTAACACAGTGCCTGCTATCACTTGAGCTATAGCTCTATGTGTTTGAGGCATTGACAATACTAAAATTGCTGCCCAAGATATTGCTTCAGTGATTATAAAAGTTAAGCCAATGCCTGCTCCTGCTACGGGTGCTGCTGCTCCTCCAGTTACAACTGTTGCTGTTCCTGCTACTGTAACTGCGCCTAATCGTATTGCAGTTTTTAGTATGTTTAGAATAATTGATACATATCGTGCAACTCTTAAATAAGGAATAATACCTGCAACCAATAAAATTAATAATTGTCCACGAATTATATCAGCTTCTGTATTAAGTTCTTTCTCATTACCTTGTCCACTTGCAATTTCAGCTTCAATTTCTCCAATAGCCATCATTGCACCAAAGAATAATCCAAACGGAGCCGACAACGGTCCAAGTTTTTGTATCGCTCCTATAAAAAATCTCATAATCTTGCTTTTATTAACAAAGTTTGCAATCTTTGTATTAGTAGCATTGCCTTTTTCAAAAAAGTTTTTAAATTCTTGTATAGTTTTACCTGTAAACGATCTAGTTTTTATTTCAACTCTTGATGGAATTTTGTCTAGAGATAAATCTTTTGCAGCTAGTGTATTACTAATATTAGTTGCATTGGTTAATTTTGTAATTTGAGCAGGTGTTTTTCCTTCATCTACTAATTCATCAACAAGTGCTTGAAATATTTTTGCATCTTTCTTGGTTTTAAGTATTACAGCATTTTTTTCATCAGGCAAATAATAGTAAAACTTATCACCTACCATTGATAAACCAGACTTAAATTTTATATTTTTTGTATCTGGAGTTGCAGGTGCTTTAGCTTTTGTTGCGTTTTTATTTGTTTCACTTTTTGGAGCCGGTGGTTTATTATCTTTAGGTTGAGGTGGAGTTGGATTTCTTAATTTTTCAGCTGCTCTTTCAGCTTGACCTTTTTCTTTATGACTGCTCACAAATACACTAGTACCAGATGTAGTATTGTAAACACCCCATTTCTTTCCATTAGGTGTTTTTCTTACTACAAATGTTTCTTCTTCCAATAATATTTGCGTTTCAAAGATTAATTCAGATAATTTCATTCACAAGTGTTCCAGCTGTATAATGTATTTAGTTATTAAAAGTTGAACTACGTTCAACTGTGTTTTCGTTACACTCAACACGAACTATTTGTTCTTGATAACAATATTAATAAGGCATATGCAAAGCATATGCTTTTAGTATTATTCAGATTGTGAAGTCATAATTCGCCCGTTGCCGGGCGAAGGTAGCTTTTGAGCATTATTCGAGTCGCTTCAGCCATCTTGTCAAAAGAGATTCAATTTACATTGTCGGAGGCGGTTGACCTGTATCCTCCTACTCTAGCTTCGTCATATCAACGGAAGGCAGTCGTTCCCTAACAAGCGAAAACACTTACCCTGTGGTTGCTTTTTCTCAGAGCCACAATCCTTTAAAACCTATCGTATGTTTCTTCACGCGAGCATACCACACCACCGGCTACGAGCATTACCTCGGCTGGATCTTGGATTTTTTTCAGAGCTCGTTATATAGCCTATTTGTGTTCTAGTAGTGCCTGGCGTAGTTTGTTTGAACCACCAACTCTTACATTGATGATGCCGTTGTAGTATTCGTCTGTTTCTAATACTCGCCTATCAAACTGTTCTCGTGCTTCAATGTAACTCATTTCTGCTCTGCTTTTGCAGTAGTAAAGTATTTCACGAGTAAAGTTTTTTTCGCCTAGTTGTTTTACATCTTCGTTCAGTCTATCTGAACTTCCCCAGTATTCACGCCAATCGCTTTCTTTGTAGCCTCGACGCTTGTTCTTTTTGCCTTTTAATGGTGGCTTGGTTGTTTTAAATTTTGCTAACTTCTTGCCTACGTATTTTTGTTTTGTCTTTTTGTTTGTGATCAGATATACAAAGCCTTCGTATTCGTCAGGTATTGATTCTACAGTTTTGCCTTTGTACATCCAACTCATAATATGTTTACCGTTGGATTAAATTTGAGATTCCGTTTTTGGTTTGCCTACGTGTGATTGCCAACCCTCACGACTAAACATTTTACTGAAGTAGTCCAAGGGCCATTTGTTTAAGCCTTTGTCGTGTTCTTGTACATTGTTATACATCTGCATGAACTTGTCAATCGATTTTTTATTTTTATTTGCTTGACTTTCGTGTGTAGATTTTTCACTACGCATCTTTGCAATGTATTCTTGTTGTTGTTCTGGTGTTGACTTTACTGGCCAACTGCTCAAGTCTTCTTTGCTCATCCAGTTGTTTGCAATATCAATCCAGTTTACATCTGGAAACGCTGTACGGTATCCTATGACACCGTCCATGCAGTTTGCCTTGTCATAATATTTTTGTTTCACAAGTTCTTTGTGATTAAGTTCTTCACCTAGTCGTCTCATGTCATTCCAAAAATGATTGTCGCCCTTAGGTGACAGTGTGTAATGCACAGCAAGATAATCTGCTATGTCTTGGAAGTAATGATTCATTTTTTCGTTGTAATAGTTTTTATCATATCCACGTTGCAACATCCACGCAATGTTTTTAATGCTGGCAATGATACTAACCACTGCGTTTGCTTCTAATGGATCAACAAAACTTGCAGACATACCAATAGCAAAACAGTTTCCAACATTTGGTTTTGCCAATCTACCTGGCTTCCATTTTAGTTGTTTAGGTGGACGCAGATTTCTGCCTTCAACTTGTTCCAACAACCAATCTCTTGCTTCGTCATC